TGGTATCAGAGCATGGTTGTATTAACTATGCTAGCTTAAGTCCTCAGATGCAGGATTAAGGGAAAAAGGTAAGCTAAGTGTTATTTCTTATTTATCAATCATCTATAAAGATTTCAGTCCCTGTGAAGATTTATCTTACAAACTGAAGTTTTTAAGGAAATTACATCTAAAAAGTTATTTATGCTTGTTATTGAGAAGAACTCAGGTTTTTGGTAAAACAATTTGATTTTCTTGAGGAAGCAAATCTTAAAGAAGAGTAAGCGCTGAGGCAGGAGGCCGTTTAAGCTGAAATTTGCGGATTTGTGTAAAAAGAAGAAAAGAAAGTTTTGTTAAAAATTTTGTAACAAGCTAAATGACTGAAAGATGGGAAAAATCAATTAATGATTGGTATGAGAAATCACATGCAGCGAACCTTGAGTACCTTGATCTTGTATCACTTCCTATTGTTAGCAACAACAACCTAGCTCATAACTTAGCCTGTATTTATAATCGTCTTTCACTTCATAGTAGAATTTCAATTAAAGATTATTATAGTCTTCTTGATCGTCTTAAATCTTTAGAAGTTGAAAACCAGAAGCTTAGAAAGGAAATCAAACACCTTTCTCAAGTTGTTTTAGAAAATAGACCAGTTACAAAGTCCCAGCTTTTAGAAGTAGCAGAGCAGATTGCTAGTCAGCCTAAAGCAATTGAACAACAGACTGTGAGACTCGCCAACAATCTAGCTGAAAAGTTAGAAAGGTTGGAACTTATAGTCAAAAGGCTTGAAGGTTGATGAGTCTTCCCAACATCAAAGCTATTGAAGCATATCAGGAAGCCATAAAGGATACAGCAGAGATAGTAAGTCCTTCTGCAGGATTCACTGATCCAGCAATAGCTACTGGTGTAAATTCTGGAAATTCAGCTATCATCAAACAGCTGAATACTGTGATTCATTTAACTACAAAGTTACATTCCAGAGTAGAAGCACTAGACGAAAGGTTGCAGTCCTTAGAAAGCAAGGTCAATAATACCCTTGTTTCAACCTCGTCTATACCTATAGAATTATCAAAGCAGATTGCGGCTATCAACATCGGAGTCCGTCCAAGAGAGCCATCAGGTCTAATCAGAACTTTTGTTGATCCTCGAGCTCAGATCGAGAAAGCAAAACGACACAAGTCATCATGATGAGACCAGCAGTAAGTGGCAGCAGAACTCAGACAGACCCCCAGTTTGAAGATCAGATTAGGGACTATAGACATGGACAACGTAGGAGACATAATTTAGCTCGCAATGTTAGAAGGTTATCACGAAGAGTCACTGGTGGAACTCCTCGAGAAGAAACCTTAGAAGCACAGATTGATCCCGAACGAGAACTGACACAATCCTTACAAAGACGTGCCAGTATTATACCAGCTGAGGTCCTTTATCACTCCCGCACAGGTGATGTTAACCATAGGGTTTACACCCATTGGTCTGAAGAAGCAGTCTCTTGCTTGGATGGAGAACAAGTGGATCGGACCCTTATTAATGAACAAAGCTATGAAGCTCTGTGTAGATCTCGTATGAGATTTATACACGTTGGTGTGATTCAAGTCAGATTGCAGATCCTACACCGACGAGATGAAGGAACGATGGCTATGATTGTCTTTCGAGATAATCGATGGACAGGAGATCAATCCATTTTGGCACAGATGGAAGTAAGTCTGGCAAATGGAGGATATCAAATGGTCTATGTAATTCCTGATGTGATGATGACCATAGGAGATTTCTTCAGAAATATCCAGATCTCTGTACAAACACGTGGCTATTCCAACTGGCAGAATGGTGAAGCCAATCTTCTTATCACAAGAGGATTAGTTGGTAGACTCTCAAATACTTCCAATGTCGGATTTCAGTACTCAATTAATGGAGTTACCGACTACTTAACAAGTCACGGAGTAAGAGCCATTCCAGGAAAGAAGTTCTCTGATGAAGAGCTTAGGAGCCTTAATTGGATCCTAAAGCCGACCAAGGTCTCTGTACCTATGTTACCAACTACTGCAAATACAAGGAATTTGCCTGGAGGAGATATTTCTCTCAGATTTAGCAACTATCAAATGGAAGGACCCTCTAGAAGGCCAATCTTTGATCAAAATGATAATGAGATTCACTCAGACGAAGAATCCTTACAATCAGAGGATGTGAATTTCATGGAGGAACAAGTGATTGATGAAACCATTGCTTACATTGGTTTTGAGTGTTACAATCATTTTGCAGTATTATTGGAAGAAGAATCTGAAGTACCATATGTTGATGCAACTGAAGAAGTACAAGATGATAGAGCCTATCAACCCCAGATGTATTTCAACCCAGATTTCCTTGAAGATTATGATGGGGAATATCCAAGATGTCTAGAGATCCCTGAAAGATATGGTGACTCAATATGGGATACACTTGGACCAGATGGAAGGTTTTTGGTTCGGTATGATCCACCACCAGAAACTACTTGTGTTATTGTTCCAACTGGTTGGGGAACTGATGATGAAGAAGATACTGATGATGATAATATCAGTTCATGGGATGAAAAGGTGCATCACTATGCAGCATATGAAGAACTACCTGAATCAGATTGGGATTTTTATAATCCACCTCAGGCAGTTGTAGATGAAGAACAGAGGCATGATCCTCATATGGAAATTGAAGTCCAAGAACCTCTTAATTCAACGGATTTTAATCAGGAGTTCGTTGATCCTGACATCAAGGTAACAATTGGACGTGGAGGATTTGAACCAGAGTTAGACTGTTATGGACAGTATTGGCTAAAGGCATCTGAGCATGTCTACATACTACCTGGTGAAACAGAGTTGATTTCAACTCAATTGACCTTTCAATCGTTAACTAATGGATTACAAGGCAAAAGCCATGGTTATCAGGTCACTGATCAGGATTTAATTCTTGGTCATGAAGTACAAATTACATGTAAGAACTATTCCACAGAGGTGCGTTTAATACAGATTGGAGATCATGTGGCAAAGTTGGTTTTACAGAAGAATGAAGATGTCTTAGCAACTGAGCATGATGATGTAATAGCAAAGCTCAGATACATGATGAATGAAGAGGATGAAGAAACAGTTCAGATGGCTGATACAGCAGAATCCTCTACAACAATGCAAAGATATCGACCACCAGCTGATACATACATGGGGCCACCAATTTATTCTCCAGCAAACAATTTAAGGCCGCCTCAGATGTTAGAGACACCTTCTGTTATGAAGACCCCAAAGTTTAAAGGTGTGGATTACAGTAATTGGTGGAATTTGCCTACAGCGCAGCATGGACAAGGCGCAATGTTTGTCATTCCCAATGATCTTAGTAAATTTGAAGATGTTTTTATGCGATGGGAATCGATAACTAAAAATTTAGTCTCTATCCAAGGTTTTACTGATGCCAAGGATAAGATTGAATTCATTGAGAATTTACTTGGAGAAACAGAAAAGTTAGTCTGGATTCAATGGCGGACTACTTATGAAGAAGAGTACCAACAGCTGATTGCACAAGCTGATGGTAGGGAAGGAACGCAAAATATTACTTCGCAGATAAGAAGAATATTTACACTCCAAGATCCTTTTCAAGGGTCTACTTATAATCAAGATGCAGCCTACAGAGATTTGGAACGATTACACTGTAAAGATATCAAAGATATCATCTCTTATCTCAATCAGTACATGCATTTAGCAAGCAAATCAGGACGACTTTTCGTTAATGATGAGTTATCCAACAAAGTGTTTGTCAAAATGCCTGGTGATTTGGGAAATCGTATTCAAGCAGCATTTAAAGAGCTACATCCTGGTAATCAAGTCGGAGTAATCCCTAGGATTATGTTCTCATACAAATATCTGCAGGAGCAGTGCAAAGAGGCAGCATTTCAAAGGAGTCTTAAAAACTTGGAATCCTGTAAAGCGATTCCTATTCCTGGTTTTTATGATTCACCTGCTCGCAAGAAGTATGGTGCAAGAAGATCAACAACGTACAAAGGAAAGCCTCACAAGAGTCATGTGAAGATTGACAAAGAAAAGAATTTACGCAATAAGAAGTGTAAATGCTTTCTATGCGGAGAAGAGGGACACTTTGCTCGCAATTGTAGAAACAAGCGCAGAGATGTTGAACGAGTAGCAGTATATGAAAATCTTGAACTTCCTACTGGACATGAACTCGTCTCAGCAGATGAAAATGAAGCCGACAGTGACATCTATAGCCTGTCAGAAGGAGAAGATGTTAATACACTGTTTATGCATCTCACCCCTCTTGCCCCTGTTGAAGAAGAAACATTGTGTATGATGACTGTCACTCACCCCACTCAGTCCTTTTTGATTGGAAAGCCTGGTGGATGGCAGCCTATGGTATCTGTTTCGGCTGAAGAATTTCATTGTAAGCATCAGTGGCAGCATAATCAAAATGTTCCTGAGTGCCCTGATAAATGTCGTTGCTGTGGAAGAATCACATCAGCAAAATGCCGGATACAGTGTAGTGCTCGTAAAATCACATCTTGTGGTTTATGCTCAAAGCATTACTTTGACCAGATAGCTAATGTAGCAGTTCAACCGGTGCAATCTTACTATGCAACTCCTCAAATACTGCAATCACAACAGCAGTATATTCTCTGGTGCCAAGCTGAAATGGAAAGAATGAGTAAACAGCTTGAAGAACGGCATGTCAGTGACTTAACAGTTGAAGTAGCACGACAAGTGGATGCCTACAAGACAGAGATTGAGCAAGAAAGACAGGAGAAAGAGCATTCATTAGAAACCAAGTTGAATGAGCTAAGAATGGAGAATGCAAGGCTACAACAGCTTGAACAACTTAGGAATGAGAATGAGCAGTTAAAGGCTCAACTTGAGAATCAAAAGCTAAGACAGCTTCAAGAACAGAATGAACAGCTAATCAAGGAAAATGAGGAACTCAAAAGGAAACTTTCTTTGAAGGAGAAAGCAGTGTCTTTTACAGAAGATATTGCTGTGATACACGAAGATGTCATTAAAGGAGAGATTGTTGAAGCAGAAGAGATTAAATCAGTTTCTGAGAAATTGATTTTATTCCCAATTACACTCTCAATTGATGGTATTAAACCCTTTGAAGTAAGTACTCTACTTGATACTGGAGCAAGTTGTTGTACAGTTAATCGTGCAGCAATACCTAAAGAAGCAGTGGAGCCAAGTCCTTACAGAGTCAGAATTAATGGCGTCAATTCCTCAACAGAAGTCTCAGAGAAGATGAAGTACGGTAAAATGGTGATAGCAGGTCAGACTTTCAATATCCCTTTTACTTATGTGGTACAATTAAATCAAGGGATTAACTCTAAAATCCAGATGATTCTTGGATGTAATTTTATTCGAGGATTATATGGTGGAGTTAGAATTGAAGGTAATGAAGTAACATTTTACAAGTGCATTACTAAGCTGCAGTCAACAAATTTAGCCATGGAAAATCAAATTCTTTCAGAGGATGAGTTCATCTTTACAACTGAAAATGAAAGAATTAAGTCCGCAGTTGCAGACAGGATTAAAAGGTTAACATCCATGGGTTACATTGGCATGAAGCCTCTCCAACACTGGGAGAAGAATGGTGTTCTTTGTCATCTAGAGCTGAAGAATCCAAATCTGAAGATAGAAGATCGACCATTAAAGCATGTCACTCCTCAGCAGCAAGATAGCTTCAGAAAACACATTGAAGAATTACTTCAACTTGGAGTAATTAGACCTTCAACCAGCCCTCATAGAACAACAGCATTCCTGGTTAATTCAGGAACCTCTATTGATCCAAAAACAGGAAAAGAAGTCAAAGGCAAAGAACGTATGGTATTCAACTATCAGCGTTTGAACGACAACACTGAAAAGGATCAATACTCACTCCCGGGAATTACAACAATTCATAGGAGGATTGCTCACAGCAAAATCTATTCTAAGTTCGATCTTAAGAGTGGATTTCATCAAGTTGCAATGCATCCAGACTCAATCCCCTACACAGCATTTACAGTTCCTGGAGGAGGCCTATACGAATGGCTTGTCATGCCATTTGGAATTAAAAATGCCCCTGGTATTTTTCAACGTAAAATGGATTTTTGTTTTGCAGGTACAGAAGACTTCATTGCAGTATACATTGACGACATACTGGTATTTTCCAAGAACGAGAAGGATCACCTCCGTTATTTGGAGATAATGTTCAGTTTAGTCGAAAAGCATGGTCTAGTACTCAGCCCAACAAAAATGAAGATAGGAGTCCATTCTATTGGATTTCTAGGAGCCCAAATTGAAGATGGAACATTGAAATTGCAAGAGCACATTCTAAAGAAGATTCTGAAATTCGGCCCAGCCCAATTTGCAACCAAGAAAGACCTTCGATCATGGTTAGGTATCCTTAACTATAGTCGAAACTATATTGCCAACCTTGGTAAACTTCTTGGTCCCCTCTATGCAAAGACAAGTCCACAAGGAGAAATTCGGATGAATGATCAAGACTGGAAGATAGTGCGTGAAATTCAAGCAAAGGTGAAGAATCTAGCCCCACTAGAATTCCCACCAACAAGTCAAGTCACAATCATTCTAGAGACCGATGGATGTATGACAGGATGGGGAGCTATCTGCAAGTGGAAGGAAAAGGAATTTGATCCACAAAAATCAGAACGAATCTGTGCATATGCAAGTGGAGTCTTTTCAACCGTCAAATCAACGATAGATGCCGAAATTAATGCGGTCCTACATGCGTTGGAAAGCTTCAAAATATTCTATCTTGATCAAAAAGGAATAATTATTCGCACTGACTGTCAGGCAATAATTACTTTCTTTAATAAAAGTTTTAACCACAAGCCTTCACGTGTTAGATGGATACGTTTCATCGATTTCATTACAGGAATCGGTATTTCGTACAAGTTTGAGCATATAAAAGGAGAAGCAAACCAGCTTGCTGATCATCTCAGTCGACATACGTCAGCAAAACAGCTTTCACAGATAGTTGGTTTACTAACCCTAAAATGGCAGCAAACACAGAAGGAGGAAGTGCAGGTCATCATGGAAGCAGTTCATCTACCAGCAACGTCCGAGCTGATTCGCTTATTGAACTCTTGGATAAATACATCGAAGCACTGGATAGTTGGACAGAAGCATGAAAGAAAACCACCTTGAAGGAATAAAGGAAGGAAGCATGGTTAGGGCCCATGATTAAAACCCTACAGCTTTATTTACATTGTCGTGTAATGTTTGTATAAGAATCTGCTGGCTCTCTTTTGAGACAAATGTGACCGTCCATGTGTCATAGTCAGCTTTTTCTTTATTTTATCTTTTTGCGAGAGATAATGCGTCTTGAATAATTCGCTATGGGGCCCAATGCGCACCCGGAATTATTATTCGCTTATTTTCTACGCTAGTGTGCTATGCTTCGCCTATATAAGGAGCATTAGATCTATGTTTTAGGTACACCACAACTTAGAGAAAACCTCTAAACTTGTAATACCTCTCTTTGTATCTCTCTCTTTGTATCTTTTCTTTCACTCTGATAAATAAAGCATAGTTCATATTGTGTTCTGTAAATCTTTCCAAAGTGTGAACAAGATCCTTATCCGCTATATGTACCCCCTATCT